GCCCATATACGCATCAACCCCACATGACTCTCTAAATTTTCCAATATAGAAAGTCTTATTGAGGTTCAGCTTACAATTGTACTTTTGTAGCTGATCGAAAACAATCACCGCATTCGTTTTAGGGACTATAATATCGTCCCCATAAACGTAAACACGTCTCGAAACCTTAAAAACGTTCCGAGGTGTTACAGGAAGGTCTCTCGCCCGAAGGAGAGCCATTACACATATAGTGTAAAAGTACATGGCCTCAACGGGAAAGCAGAGAGCCGAACCCATGGACGCGAATTTCTTCAGAGGAGATACAATCTCTCCCGAAGGCATTTTTGCCCGAGTCGATCGACATGCGTCGATAGCGTCCCTTAAGTCAGGGTTGCTTCGAAACATCTGGATAGCGAGTTCGTGTGGAACACGATCACTCGCATCTGAAAGATCAATCGTTGCCAACTGACCATCAATCGACCCCCTTATCGCAGAACGTTGATTGACACTCTGGTCACGAAAATTTACATGACCACGTGAAAATCTACCGAATCCGATTGCGTCATATAACGCATCGCGGACCCCTTGTTGTGCATATTGCATGCAAACAGGTTCTATCGCGATAATTCTGGGACTCTTGAGTGTTTTAGGAACAGAAATTACCCTTACGGGTAACTCCTTTTCCTCAGGCTGCATCGTTATCTTTTTGAGCTCCTCTGCATCGAACGGCGTACCCAATGGGTACGCAGTGTTGATCAGAGGGAAGTAAGGCTCAAGACGATCATGCCAAGACTGCCAAGCATATTTCTGATTTCCAGAAATACCTTCAGCAGTTGTGCCAGGTCCATGTTTGGGAAGAAGGTCTGCCGGGTTAACACCCAACAGACAGTCAGACCAAAGTATGTCAGATACCGCCAAAAATATGGCTGCATCCGATGGCAATGAAAACATCTCAAGGGATTGCTCAATTGCAATGTATGAGTTGAACGCGGCCATAGTCCTTTCCGGACTACAGTCAATCTCCAATTTCTTGAACGTAAGGCAAATTTGCCTAACGCTCTCGATAATGGTTGAAGTGTCTTCTCGATCATTGTAAATCCTTCCTGTGTCTCTGTCGAAAACCTGACTGGTCATACCTTGCAAAAATGCAGGGATTGACCCACTCTTTCCAAAACTACGAAAGAGTGTGGAGTCAATAATCCCGTACTCTAGAGCTTGTTCAAAGTCTCTAGAGAACATGGGTAGGGTTATCGTTAAAAATGATAAACCCTCGTTTTCGACTCGGGACCTCAAAGTTTCGAGGTCCCGATAATCATAGACATCAGCGGTGCATTTGTTACAAGCGTCTTGGTAGACGACTTGCAACAACCCTAGCAGATTACTTGCTTCGCTTTTCATAGTTCCCTCCAATATTAGGATGGGTGACTAATCGAACTTAGCAGGTTACCTACGCAGACGCGTTTTACTGGACTTAATACCAGGGCCGAGTTATTTAAGCTCGCCCGCGTTTGCGATCTGACATCACGAGTGATGTCATGAAACTGACACCACTACAGCATAACCAACTAAATTGTTGGAAGAGAAACTTAAGTCTCCCCACCAATCAACTTTGTGTTGGCTGTAGTATCTAGCCAGGCTTTTATGCCTGCCCAGTTGTAGTCGATTTGCGTTGTTGAAAAGCCAAAAGCTGGCCTATCATCAACTATCTGCCAAGACTGCGTGTCATAATCATTGGTTGAATCCAATGGATTAGTGACAATCGCCTTCTGGGTGAACTTGACGAGAGTACGAATACGCCCGTCAGCGTTCCTCTGTTGGCTAATGGTTAAACCATAAAGGCCATCAGCAGATAAGTAGTCAGTGGTGGTTTTATTACCATTGACAACCGTGCTTACGCGCGGCATTACTTTAGCGACTGCATTTACGGTGACAGTTTGTGGATCGGCAAACATACTAAGTGAACCTCCTAAAGGTAGTGAGAGTTTATCCTAGTCTTGTATCCGGTCCTTTCTCAAGGGACAAAATAGTTGTAAACGACTAGGAGATAATCTTAGCTAGTGCCTGGTAATACCAAGTGCAGCTAAGATCGCTAAACGCATTGGGGATAAAGTTTCCCAAGGCGAGTCAAAACCATATGGACTATCTGCCTGTTTGCGCTGCTTGCAGTCGATTCTTCGACGCCAAGTCAGCACTATGTCGCCACTCCCAGTCGAAAGGTATTGTTTACATACCAAATCGCTGACCGTGTGGTGCATCAGGTAAAGATAGTCGGCCACAACACCATCGAGAACAGCTCCTCCTATAGCATCGAGATTTCGACCTATATTGAGTTGCCAATCGATGAGCCATGTCCAAGGTGTAGCCCTCCAGATGACTGACGGAGAAGCACGAAGGCCATGCATGCGTAACCACGCTGCAAGTACCCCCATACTCGGATATTTATCTTCCGGGTACTTCTCCTGATCAAGTGTAGGAATGTAAAACTTGAAACGGCCCGAGGTTGTAACGAGAGTATATTTTTCCTCCCATACTTCCCAACGAGCTGTTCCAGGTGCACATATCACGTTCTCCATGACATAGCCAGACGGTTCACACCGCATGCCTGTGCCACTGGCGACAAGTGTCTGCACTAAATCATCTTTTAGGGTCCTCCTATAATGTTTCCATTGACCATTAGATTTTCTCCAATGGTCTAGCATCTGAAAGAAGCGCGCATTATTCTCTGCGAACTTCGACAGATCGGAAATAAAAGGAGCCCAACCAAATACATGGTTGAGAAAATGGTCGGAGATCTCTTGAGGGGCCTGTCGGCCCAATCTCTTAAGATTACCTCTCCGAAGCTGCCGTCGGAACTCGCGAGTGGTGATACCACTACTCCCGCCCATAACCTTCCATATATCATTGAAGGCACGAGCGGACGTGTGTAGCATAGGACTAATGTCCGATGCTTCCCCAAGCGCGACTCCCATGGAGCCTAATTCCATCTTCGGCGCGGTCCTAGCCCACGCTTCTGGACCCCAGCCGGCCAACGAGGGAAGCAAGGAAGATTTCAAGCTGAGGGCTTTTCCTACATCATTATAAGTAGATGTAAGAATTGGATCCCCAGGAAAACTTGGATTAACAAATCCACCGACGTACTTGATTTTTACGAAACCGAGCCCAAAAATATTTTGGGTTCGTCCGTTAGAATCATAAACGCCGGTTCCTTGAATCTCGGGTGCGCCTCTCAAGATCTTTATAGACGTGAACGGTCCCCCAGTGGTCCATTGGCCGCTAATCCTGTCATGTTTTTCATCTATGACAGATTCAGCAGTCGAATAGGAGCCAGTAGGCCAGGTAGTCAGATGGTCCCCGTTAGGGTTCCACTGATTGTTATAAAAGGCAAACCATTTGCCAATTAGCCTGGTAATCCCGGGTTTATAGGGATTAGGAACTAAACGTTCACGATATCTTGAGACGCGTGGTCCGGGCATGAGTAACCTCCATATGGATAGTGTGTTCGGTCTAATAACCGTGCACTGCAACACAGCTATTGTTTAAAGAATGAAATCATCGCTGATCTCATAGATGCCCCCAAGGGG